AAGTTATTTATTAAGTTTTCACGTAGAATTATATGGTAAGAAAATACTCTCTGATTGCTCAGAGAGTATTAATATTAAAGAATGTCAGTTTTAGAAATATATGTATTTCTATTAACGTCGTCACCTTGTTCGGTTGTATTAATATAATCGTTGGTTGTATTCCAGGTAAATCCGCCTATCGATCCACTAGTTCCCATCGTCGCCGTTACGATGTCTATCGCAATACCTTTTAAATCATTTGATAAGTGATATACTAAATCAGCACTTGCCTGTGTTTGGCTTGTCGCCAAATAATCAGCACCTATTGTTGCTGTTCCTGAATATGCCTTCGGATAATCTGTACTGAATTTCATTGTCCAGTAACTATAATTACTTCCAGAAAATCCTGTACCAAACATCGCGCCTCCACCTTCGTGTGCTGGGGCCGCGGCACCTGTTGTTGCGGCAATCGACATAATTATCGGATTACATCGAAGCATAATGGCCTGTAAAAATCTATTTAAATTCTGTGGCCCTGTCGCTTCGCTAATATCAATTGCTGTTGTAAGGATGAAAAACTCTAGATTCCTGGAGACATTTTCGAATTGTTCACCTTGAAATGTGGCTTTTGTTACTACCATTTATTTTCTCCAAAATCAAACTGTTAATGTATTTATCGTAGAGGTCACAAAAAAAGCGTTCACTATAAAAATGAACGCTTTTATGTTATACGTTATACGCCTAATCTATTATGTTAAGCCTAATATAAGTGCATCACTTACTAGAGCGGTTACATCATCCATAGCAACTGCGGTTCCTGTGCTATCCGTCAAACCTGTAGCACCTAATCCGCCATTTGCTACTGTGGCTTCTATTGATGCTTCCAATGCGGCGCTATTGCCCCAACCAAATGGACCTTCACAGATTATATAAACTAATCCGGCTGTTGCTCCATTAATAGCAACAACTGTAGCTTTCTGACTTACCCATTGGACTAATTTAGCCAATGAACTGTCTGCATTAGTTGATGCAACTGCCGCTGTCCAATCATAACTTAATGAATCAATTTGTACATAAGTAAAATTTGCACCTGAAAATTCAGATGCTCCAGCATTTGCTGTTCCTTGGAGGCCGCCTACTGCTACGCCTCCTGCTTTAGAATCTACCATTTATTTTCTCCTAAATGTAATCTATTTTAATTATTTATCATCTGATGACAGTTTTTCTAGCTCAATCATCATATCTAGGCGTTTTGACTTTAATCTAAAGAAATGAAGCATGGTTGTAATGACGAGATGGCGTTGATGTTTTGTTGCTAATGGCCATTCTTGCACTATACGCCTACATGCTCTAAATTTACTGTTAACAATTTTTAAATCACCTTCTAATCTTAATAGAAAGCGTTTTATAAAACTAGAATTTACATCACCACTTTTAATTCCATAAAAGAATTTTTTAAGTTGTGGATAATCAATTCTAACTCTACTTAACATATTATTTTTATCATTTATTAAATCTTTCGCTTTTTCTTCGTCGCTCATTATCAAATAATATGTCAAATACATATCAGTTTCTGATATTCTAAATTTATTAAAATTTACAAATGCTATTGTCTTTGTTGCATATTGTTTTGCATAACTTCTATCTTCATAAAGCAAAACATATAATGCCAATGCTTGCATAAATGCTAAGTCTGCTACTTCTCTACCATCATATTTTTCAATTGTAAATCTTTGGTGAAACAATCTACTTTCTGTAATAGTATTAATAAAAGTTAAACCCTCTGAAAATGTTTTGTCAATTAGTTTGGCAGTTGTTGCTTTACGCTCTGCTTTTGCTGTTCCTACTTCGCCGGATTTAATTGTTACTAAACTATTAAACATTCCTTTTATTCTATGCTTGCTTCTAGGGTTTGCTAATGATAATTTTACGTCTCTAACTAAATCTTCAAATTCAGCATTTAGATCATATTTTTGCAACAACCTTACAACATCATTCCAACTCATTGATTGCCATACAGATTTTCTATTTAATTCTTTATAATTTTCGCCTAATGTAACAATTCGTAACTCAAGTCTAACCCCACTTAAATTAAATTCATATTCTTGATTTTCTTCCAATGGAGGGGCATCAATACCCATTCTACTGAATACTGCTTCAGGTTGTTCTTCTAACATAATTGTTTTAATTAAGCCAATCATTAACCCTTGCTTTTCTGCAGGATAGTCTAAAAAACGTCGTTTGTAAATTGATTCTTCTGGGGTTATTGCAACAATGTTATCTATTTGTACTGTTTTATCTGAATAACTAGATTGGGGAAATAATATACTAACTAGTTCGCCTGCGTTATAATATTTGCGGCCTTTATACTTAGGACTTTTAAAAGGAACTATAGTTGAATCAGGAAGTGATGCAAAATACTTTGCCAATTGTTGCTTAATGCTTTTTTTATCATCACCTTTAATATGAACGATTAAATCAATATCACCAAAGTCTTCTCTATTTCCATAATTAAAACTACCACTAATGTCTGCACTAGTAAATCCTGGAAATTTACTCAAGACACTACTAACATAATTATCTGTGGTTGGCCGAACATGTGGGGCCTCAATTCTATCTCCGCCTGCTACTCCGCTCATTTTTAATTACCTACCGCTGGCCTTGCTACCTGTTTAGCTTTAAGACGACGTGCATTTCGTTCTGCGTGGCCCTTCATCCTATAAAATTTCTCATCCTCAATGTCTGCCTGCTTCCATTGTTCTTCTTCTTTTTTCCAATCATCGGTGGACATTTTTTTCATAGGAACAACACATGCTTCGGCCCCATCAGGTAATATTGTTGGTTTACAGATTTCATTTATTTTCATTTTTCTGGTCTCACTCCTGGGCGACTTGTTTCACGATTTCTTTTTGGCGGGCGAAGATGCTTGATCATAGCGTTGTTAAGTTCTGATTGTAACATTAGTTTTTCCCTAATAGAAAGATCTTTATTTTGTAAATTTGTTTCTATTTCTTTTACAGAACGAGGATTATCAACATCTATTTTTGATTTTCCAAATAGCAAGTCCCAAAGACCTTCAGTTATTTCATTTATTTTCATTATGTAATCCTATATTGGTCTAAATTACTATCATCGGGTAAAAATTTACCTGTTAGCCCTAATTTTTTTTGGTTGTTAACCCAATATTCTTGCATATCCTCAGGAACGTCTGTTCTTGATGTATCTAATATTTTTAAATATACATCCAATACTTCTTCATACATTGGATGATCTTTAATAGCATTATGTAATTCATGATAACTACTTAATTCTTCAACACTTATATTCATATCATAAAGGCTGTTAAGTAAATTAAGAGCTTCGTCGGGTGTGTCTGCTTCTATTTCTTTTGTTTCCATATTCATTACACCATACACATGCCTAAAAGAATACCCTTGAGCATTAAACATTGCTAACATTAATTGTGTTCTATGCAATCCTTTTACATTTTGTGATTGTCCTTCAGTAGGAGGTGTTACTGAACCATATGAAAATTTAAGCCAAGGTAAATGTCCTACCATCCAATCAATTTGTACTCCTACGTTTAGATTATTACCTTGTGTATCAAATTGAGGGAACATTCCAAATGCCTGGCCTGGTTGAACCTTTTTTGGTTCCATATGTATATTAGGTGCATGTTCGTTTACATATTCACTAATTAATTGTAATATTGCTTTTACAGCAACTTGTTCGTCTGAAGAAGCTCTTGCTCGTTTTTTAAGTAAATCAAATCGTTCTGTAAATTGGGGCGGAGTTATGTTCCAATCTTGGTATGAATCTTCAATGCCTTTTGGAAACATTGAAGTTGCATCTATTGCTAGATCGATATCGCCACTTGTAGGAGTCTTTCCTACAGAACCAACAGGTACAAAATTTTTAGGATTTATATTAGCTTTTGGAAATACTTGTTTTAATTCTAAAAAATATCTTTGTAAAGTAGGTTGTATATTTTCGCGATCAATTCGTTCAGTATTATCACCAAAGACATTGCCACCTTCATAAATTGCACTTACTGTTTCACAAATTGCTTTTATTGCGGATTTTTTTCGATGAAATTCTTTACCAATGCGACGACTTACTCGTCCCGGACCTTTGTATTTTCTACGTTTGAAAGGTTTAAAATTATTAAGTATATCTTTTATTTTCATTTTTAACTCTATTCATACCGCGGTTAAACTTTCGAGGATCCTCGGTCTTAATGGAGTTAAACAATCTTTTTGTTAAATCTTGTGCATCTTCTTCAGTGTAGGTTTCTTTAATAAGATGAACTAAATTAATAACACTTGTAATAACATGATCAGCTCTAGATTCAACGATCATATTTTTATCTTTTTTAGGAATAATAGAATTTATTTCTTCTAAAATACTTTTAGTTTGTTTTTCCAAAGCCGTAAACCTCTTTTGTATATTTAGCTATAAATACTAATATGCGAGCGTACCTATTAGAAAGAAATCCTAGTCCTTATAGACTAGGGGGTTATACTGACGACGAACTAGAACAATTTCATCAGGCCTCCGCCCCAGTTGAAGACATAACACCAATTACTATGGCTATTGAGGCTATTCCTGCTCTAGCCTTACATCCCGATAATGCAAATATGGGTGAAGAAATTAAACATAATGCTTCAGAAGCAGTAACCAGCATGTGGCAAAGCAGACCTATTACAAATGAGGGGAGAGATTCATTATTAAAGGTTTTAGTTTATACTTTTCAATAATGATTTTAATTTGTCAGCATGATCTACCGATTCGTCTACTATTTGATTTTCATGTATTTTATTCATAGTTGATTTCTTTTTAATACTTTCAAATATCGAACTAGACGTTTGTTCTTCCTGATCTTCTTCAGATAAATCCCGCAACCGCAACGTATTAATGTCAAACTCTAAGTCGACTTTTTGTCCTACGCCACTACTGGACCTAGTTTTCATAAATTGTATTTGTATTCGTCCACGTTCTCGCATTGCTCGTGAACTGAATATACCAATAACATTATCTGCTGTTTGTATTTTGCTAAGACCGCCTGCAATATGACTATGGTCAAATTCAATTTCGTCTACTGCACCCCTGTTTAATTGTGATGCTGTTGCAAATAATATATCTAAATCTACTGCCAAATTTCTAAGTTCTTCGCTAACAAATTTATCTTTAATAAACAAATCACTTGGAGGTACTTTCTTTTGTGCTGGCATCATTAAATCTAAATAATCAATTAATATACAGTCAGGTCGTATACCTGTTTGTACTGTATATTCTTTTAAGTATGCCCGTATATCATTTACTGTACAACCACTTGCTAATTGTACTATTTGAATTGATCCTGCTTTTTTCTTTTGCATTTTAATACGTAAGTCAACATCATCTAAATTTTTATATAAATCCCGTGTTGAATAGCCTGTGTTCATTGCATCCATTCGCATAGCGGTTAAGTTTTCACTAAGCTCTAAACTTATATATACAACATTTAACCTCATTAGCGACCAGTTTAATGCAAGATTTTGCAGGAATATACTCTTACCTGCTCCACTACCTCCTGCAAATATATTAAGTTCACCTTTGTTGAATCCACCAAACAGTTTCGAATCCATTGTTTGCCAACCAGTGCTTGTGCCTCCGTTTAGTATTTTTAAATTACGTAATCTTTCTGCAGGTTCTGTATAATAATCTGTTCCTAAATTTTTTGCTAAACTAACTTGTACTGCATCCTTGATCAGTTTTTCAACTGCACCAAATTGATTTTCTTCTAATAAATCAGTTGAATTAAGAATTGCATTTGCAAGTGCTTTGTGTTTACAAAATTGTTCAAAGTCATCTAAAAACCATTCGTCATGTCGTGCATCTATATCCTTAACCAGTGTAAATTCTACACCGGTTTGTGCTTTAAGTTGTTCGGGAGTTGGTACAACAGAATATCCGTTTACATGTTCCTGTATAAACTTAACACTCTTTCTAAATTTTCTATCAAAATATTCTGCACTTAAAATTGCTTGACATCTTGCATATAATTCTGAATCCGATAACAAAAACTCAATATAAAGTTTTTGCATATCTTCAGTATATTCTTTTTCGCCTACTTCCATTGTTTTGCCTTAACTTGAATCTTTATTGTGTTGTATTCAGTAAATTCTAAAATACTAGTTAATGTAAATAATCTACCATATGCCAATACTGCTTCGGCACAATCTTTTGCTTCATCCCATGGAGGAAAACTAACAGACCAACCTAAATCAACAACTTGTCTAACCATCTCCATTCCTGGTTTGTCTTGATCTGGTACAAAAATAACGTCCTTATTCAATTGATTAATTATAGTTGCTTGTCTATAATTAATTTTATTACCACCTATAGCAACACCATCAACGGCAACTGCATCAAATGGTCCTTCAACAACTATAACATATTTTCTTTCTTTCGTCTGTGCATCTAAATTGAAAACAAAATCTCTACTTTGTTGTTGGTAATACTTAGGATATTTATATTGTTTTTCACCTATCCAACGAGCGGTATATCCTACAATTTTATTTTTATATTTGTACGGTAATATTATTCTATTTTTCATTTGCCCAAAATCAGACGGACTATAATACCATTCTGTTAAATCTAACAACCCCCTACTAGCAACATATTCGACAGCATTAATAAATTCTTGTGTTGGCTCACATTTAAATATAGGTTTTGAATTTGGCGGTAATATTATTTCGGGCCAATTCGGAGTAATACTTTGTTCTTTCTTTTTTGTAAATGCTGTGGTATCAGTTTCGTCTGCCTTCCGTAAAATTTCTAATGTTAATCGCTGTATTTTTTCTCGTGGTACTCCTAACCCTTTGAGTAATTTTTTAAACCTATCAGTAAATCTTTGTGGAGGTTTCCATCCTACTTTAAATCCACAATTAAAACAATGATACACTACAGAGTCATCAGCAAACATAACCCCGCCACGTTTCCGTGTATCGGGCCTAGGCTGACCAGATTGAGTACACATTGGACAATTTAACGTTATCCAACCAGACGGACTCCTTTTAGAGCCAAGAGGTAAGTATGATGATACTAAATCTTGAACAATATTCATGTACTTATTTTACGTTCTAAAAAGAATTTTGTCAACCCCAGATGTTCCTGAATCGGCAAGAAACGAAAATCTTATCCACATTATGTTAGAAGAAAAGTTAAACGGAATTATTCCGGTGTGAGCAGAAAATGAAACATAATCTGTAACCGATCCTATTCGTATTGGAAACCATCCAGCACTTGAATCAGCATATGCCTCTAATGTTCCATCGACATACAATTTACCAGTAAATGATGTGGTATATGCCGCAAAAGTATGCAATCCATTACTATCGTTACTCTGAGCATCTCCAGCATAACCGCTACTATACATTTGATTTACATTTGGTTGGCCATTATTCTGTGGATCCTTTGCAAACGAATCAATAATAACCGTAGATGACAGTTTAGGTAACGAGCCATCTAATATTTGGATTGTTGCTGTTTGTTTATCATTATGATCTGTGAATAATGGTTTGGTAGATCCTTCGTTATTAGTATAAGTAAATGCTAAATCGTATAGTCCTTCATCGATACCTGCAACATCAGAATCTAAAATAGTAAGTTGGACTGTACCTGCATGGTCGTCTTCTACTTTACAAGTTCTAGAAAATATAAGTTGTTTATTTTGATGATTAACTAAATTTGCTTTAATAATTTGACTAGTTAATTTAACGGGTTTTCGGTCCTCGTTTTTTACATCAAAGTTAATTGTATTATCCACACCCTTATAAACTTTTAATATTCTGTTGTTCATTGGCGCATTTCTCGTTTTTGAGGGTCCGCTAATCAACAGTAAATGTTGAGTATGGGTGTAATCATATAGTGTTAATGATTGTGCCATTGCTATACCTGCTGTAATTATTTATCATAAATACTCTGAAGAGGTAATATGGAAGTTACAGACGAACATAAAGAATTACTAGATAGATTCCCATTTTTAAGTTTATGTAAACACGGTAGCGGGGAATATGTCGGAATTGTTCAAAATCAAAGCAACACCGTGTGTTCAGTTTACGTTTATTCTAAATTAAATGCCACAAAAGAAAAAGAAAATTTTTTAAAACTAGGAGAAGAATGGTGGGTAGAATCAAATCGGATGATACCAATTAACATTGTTCTTAAATCTAGATTTGAAGAATTTCAATATAGTCTTATGACATTTAACGCCAAAGATTTCGAAGTTTTATATGGGCCTTCTATTAGTTTAGCAAATATTTTGAAAAAAAGAATTAAACGGCGTCAAATACAATTAGTTAGAAAAGTTGATTGATTCAACAAGTAAGTTTAATTGCACTACAATTGCTAAGGCATAACTTATAGCATGAGATTTTTTAAAATAATATGAATTATCGATTGGTTTTAGCCATACTTGTTTTTGTATCGATTGCCACGATTCTCCCAGTAGTGATCGCTTTGCTGGTCTTATGATCGCAAGCACCATAGCAAGTTGTTCTACAGATTGTGGTTTCAGTTGCGAAACTATATTAAAATGATCATGTATATGAAATAATTGTTCTACTATTTCTTTGTGTTGAAATAACTCCCAATCAGTGTCGGCATTTATTAATCGCTGTAGATGCTCTTCGTTTTCTACATCCTTATACATGTTTACATTAAGGCAATCTATTTTAAAATATCCTAATTCTTCTGCTTTTTTATAATCTAATGTAGCATTACCTGTAAATGGATCAACTGGAATTTCATGAAAATATATGCCAGTATTATGTCGAACAACATTATTATCTTTAATAATAGATGCTGGAATGTGATGTAACTTATTAAGAATACTATTACGATCTTTAAAATCAATATCAATATCAGTCATGAAAATATTCGTCTATGATTTTTAAACCATCATCAGGCTCTTTTACTTTTCTTTCCCAAAAAGATATGTCTATAAATTTCTCCACTAATGCTAATTGTTCTTCGTTTAACCTTCGAAGAAGCCGATTACCGCTATTAGTACCAAGAATGACCCAAGGACTAATGCGTCCGGTGCATATAAAATGTACTGCATTAAATGTTGAAACTTTATCAAAAAATGTTGTCCAATGTTCATTTTCTTTTAACTCCCATTCTTCTGCTGTTAATATTGCCCGCTCAACTGCTCTAAAAGCTGATTCATAACTTAAATATTTTTTAAGAAATTTATCAAATGTTTCTCCTTTTATCCAATCTTTTAATTTTATAGATTCTATAACGACATAATTTATAAATTCCTTCTGTAAGTCAGAAGTTAATTGTAAATCTAAAACATGCCTACCAAATTTAATAAAATCCATAAAATATCTAGATTGAGCAAAACCAGTATAATCTTTTTGTGTTTTTTGCTGGGGCATTGTAAATTGGTAAAAATTTAAATATATAAAAAATCCCAATTTAACGTGTTGTTCTTTAGACATTCCTGCTCTGCGTTTTTGTTCGCATAAATGAACTGCAAGAGTGCTTTCTTTTTTAAAACTTTTACCGCAATATTTGCATATAAAAGAATCAACTAAAGATTTTTTTGATTTGCTTATCACTGATACCGTGTTGCTTTGCATAATCTTTAATACTCGTATTCGTATTTAATTCTATTAACGTGTCTATATCACGTTCTTTTGTTGTTGGTAATACTTCCATTAACCATAGTTTAATTTTATTCTTTTTACTTTTTTTTCCAGGACTAATAAATTCATGAAAAAAGTTTTTACCTGTACCAACAAGTTGAAGTAATAACCATTGGAGTTCTTCATGCTTTCGTAAATCACTAAAATGAACATTAACGAATTCGTTTGTCATAACTAAATGATGATAAAAAAGTCTCCAAGGCCCTTCTTTTATATTAGATATATACCGCATTAACAGCCAAGGACTAAAATCTTTCTTTTCCTTTTCAGTTAAAGTACTATATAATTTTTTATTCTTTCTATCTATTCCGTTTAGTGCTTTTCTTAATTCCATAAAATACCATAAATACTGTATGCGAAACGCCGACCTTCTTAAAAAGTATATTTTAGCACATTTACCTTGTAAATGCAACATAAAAGGCGCAAAATCTGTAAAAGATTATAAGGTTAAAAGTCTCAGGACTGCCATTGTTACAGATATTGATAATAACACGGCTATTTGTACTTTAGTCCAATCAGCCAATCTTGAACAAAATCAATTCTCAATTTTTGCTCCTATGCCATATACAACAGTAGGTGCAGGAGGCTCTGTTCGAGCAATAATGTCATTAGAGCATGTAGAATTTGTAAGTTCTACCAATCATGCGCTTTTTCCTGGTTTTCTATATACAATACCTGGTGGTGCATTTATGTTTCCTGCTTCCTTTAAGATTACAAGTGTTGAAAATAATGTTCCCGAATTTGATGTTGTTAATTCAGGAGATTATAGTATTTTACCTTCTACACAAAATATAATACCAACAACAAAAATTGGTAGTGGTAACATAACAGTTAATACATTATTTAAAATAGATAAAATTAAAGTTGAACGACCTGGCATAAAATATTGTGATCCGATATTATCATTTTCACACGGAAATGTTGAAACAAAAACAAAATTAGAAAACGGATACCTACGAGATGTAGAAATTATTTCTGGTAGTTCAGGTTTTAAAACTTCTCCCGATATTACTGTAAAACCAGGACCTATATGGGATTATGTTACTGCTTTTAAAGGTAGGCATATTGTTGTCCGTAACAAAACAGTAAGTTTATAACCATAATTGTGTAATATCTAATACCTCGGGTATTTTGTTTATTTCTTTAACAATAAAAATACAATTTGGTTTTTTAGTATCTGTTAATGGAACAGATAATATATGTCCGTATTTTAATTTTGGAAAATACCATTTCATTTCAGAATAGATATTGACTATTTTTATGGGATAAAATTCTGCCATTATACAACGGACAGGATTATATACAAATGCGTTAAAATTTCTATCATTAAAGCTCATGATAGGTAAAACTTCTAAATCGCCTATTTCTTTTTCACCTATAACAATACTCCAATCTAAAGGCATTTGAATAGTATGCCCGCCTACTTCAATAACTGCGGCAGGAGCATTAAATGATTCTAAAAATACTAATGGTACATAAATGTAATCTACATTTTCAGGATCGGAATAGTCAATAACACTATATCTAATATCATCTATTTCATCGGGTATAGTATCTAAATCATAACTTGTATCATCTAATGTAAGAATTTTCATATTGTAATTTTTTGTACTGAATAAGGATACTTTGCTTCAGCGTAAAACTTTTTACGCTTAGTTAAGTGCCGTTTACTAAATTTTGCAGAGGAAGTTATATCCCAGACATTAACAAAGTCTTTGTCTTGGGCCTTTCTTATGCCTCTGCCGATTGATTGAATAACTCTAATAAAACTTTTTCCTGGTTCGAGGAGGACTAAATTAAATATTCTAGGAATATTAATGCCAATACTTGCAACCCCGTAAGTAGCAACAATGATTTTGTTGTCAGAGTCTTGTACTTCGCTGTATTGTTTTCGCCTGTCAGCTGATTTAACAGATCCGGATATAAACACACTCTCATCGCCTAGTCTTTCTTGAATCATTTTTCCTGCTTTAATTCGATCAACTAAAATAAGTGTGTTTCCATTTTTAGCAATATCTTTAAATAACTCTGAAAGATAATCTATTCTATTTTCGTTGGTTGTCAAGTAAGTAAGTTCCGATTGGTAATTTAGATATGCAACTATATCCTGTATTTGAATAATATTTATTTTGCAATTGGCTAAAACTTCTTGTTTTTGCAAATCTGCGGCACTTAATCTGTTTATTACATTACCTAATGATGCTTTTAAACTAGCAAACTGCCATTCTTCTTTTGGTATAGTGCCAGTAAGTCCCCAACGAATAGGTATTGTTGCAAATGGTCCTGTAAGTAATTTACGAAGCACATCTGCTTTAGCCATGTGTACTTCGTCGACTATAACACATATTACGTCTTTAGTGAATGTTTTAAGTCCTATATCAATTTCGCCATCCTTATATCGTTTATCCATTGAATTGAGACTCTGCCAGGTGCATATTGTATGGATTTTACCAAATTCCTTTCTATCTCCAAAATATACCCCGGCATCGAGTCCCAAGTTCTTATAATCATCTTCTGTTTGTGTAACAAGATCTTTGTTCGGAACTATGACTATAGTACGCCCATATGGCTCTACAGAGTAACTTAAAGTAGCCGTAATTAACGTTTTACCAGCCCCTGTAGCAATCTCCTGCAGGCATTGGGGTTCTGATAAAAACTGATTTATAATGTCTACTTGATAGTCTCTAAGTATAATATTTTGGCCTTTATGCGTATGTCCTTTTGGCCAAACTAATTTCTCATGAATTGTATCTGTGACTTCTATAAAATCAAAGGTTTGTTTCTTACGTTTATCTTTGACGGTAATGATATAATGTTCGCTTAGTATGGGTATAATTTCGTCTAAGAAATTTAAGTAAGTAACACCTCCCATACTAAAGAAGGAGATACAACCATCCCAACGCCCTAATTTATATGCAGGTACGTGAAATGCATGTGGTAAAAAATACTTAAATTTCTTTTCTAATTGTCGCCTTGTTGGTAGATCAAGATCATGTATTTTAACATTTACTTCATCTTTAATTTCTATTGTACAGTCAGGCATCGGGCCATAAAAAAAGGAGTTCAAAGAACTCCTTCTTTGTTAAAGTGTTTATAATAATTACGCCCGCTTCATGCAGGTCGATTCAGTTAATCTTTCCCAACGTTCCGGAGCCATCTTTTTAAGATCTGCAATCTTGTTTACCATCCTCAAGCTCACTTCACGTAACTTGTTTTTATTTTCTTCCATGTACACAATAAGTCCTGCAACTTCTTCCTTGCTAAAGTTATACTTGTCAAGCATTCCGTTTTTAACAATCTGCTTTACACGGAGCATTTTGTCACGCATTGTATCGAGTGTCAAGTCCAAGTAATGGCATCTTGAAAGGATTGCTTCTAAGTGATCTCTAAGTTTACCTTTCTTAACATTATCGAACTTTAAGTTTGTAATAAAAATAACTGATCCACAAAATTCAAATTTCTCTGGAACACCTTCTCTGCGTAATGCTGAACTCTCTGTGTTCCAACTAATCATCCGTTTTGCACTGGAATCAAGTGCCGCCTTCAGCAAGTTTAAACTCAGTTCATCCCAAAGGATGCTATCACAATCATCAAGTACCAAAACGCTACCTGGATCAGCGTACCTGTAAAGTAACTGGTATAAGCCAATTGCACTTGCGGCACCTTTTTCTGTTCCGTAACGTACTGGCTTATCAGCAAGTTTATCAAACAGGCTATTCTTTTCAATAACTTGTTCAACACCGTAACTTTTACCAATTCCGGGAGGTCCTGTTACTATCATTCCTCGTACAACACCATCAATGGAACCTTGTGTCATTTCATCTAAAATATCGAAACGCTCTGCAATTTCTGCAATACGCTCTTCATCGGTCTTTTCTTGTTTAACTACTACTGGAGTTTCGACTTTTTCTTCTTTCGTGCTCTCTTGTACTTGAGCTTGAAATGAGTTAATAACTTCGTAATCGTGTTTGCTAATAAGTTTTATGCGGATTTCGCGGTCTGGAAAACCTGGAACATGCGCTCCGTCTACTGTAATAAATCCACCATTCTTACCAACATTAAATCCTTTTACTAACGGAAAAATTAAATCATTAACTGCTTTACCGCCGTATTCTCCGTTGTGTACTCTTGCTTGGACTTGCATATTGCTTCCTCGTTTAGTGTTTAAATTAACTCTTTTCTTTAGCATGTATATATTATACGCTCTAGCCACAAGAAAGTCAACCTGTTTTGGCAACTTTTTTAACTTTTTTTACTTTTTTTGTTGGTTTTTTCTAACAATACCTGTTTTGCTTTGCTTTTAAACTCTTCTACACCTTCAAGTAAAGTTTTTGCATTTTTTTGTTTACGTTCTTCTTCTTGCAGTTCAGGTAATCGTTCTTTATACCACCAGTCAGCTGTACTTGTCATTGTAATCCTACATCTTCTAATCCTGCTACTCGCAGTTTAACAATATTATTAATTTGAAATTGTTTTGCATCTAGGGCCTTAGCAAGCCCATGAAATTTATTTCTTAACAATGCAAATTCGTTTATTAAATGATTAAAGTCAACTACTTCGTCTTCGCCATCTACATATTTCTCAGCATCTCGTGAACTTAGTGCTTTGTTATAATGTTCAATAAATTTACGAAATACTGCTGAACGAAGTTTTCTTAATTCGATATTAAGATGTTCTAAAATGGCTTCAATTTCTTGTAGTTGATTAAATCTATATTCTACAATACCTGGCATTTCTCTAGATAATTTTTCCAGATTACCTTTCATACCACATTCGAGTCTTGCTGTATCAAGTTCTGACTCAAAGAAAGTAATACAATTTATTAGTTCAGATAGATTGTTTTTTATTTTATTATACCAGGAACTCATATTAATAATCGTATACTTCGGGTTCTTCTTCTTCTTCTTCGTCGATATAGTACATATTGTTTAAAACTTTATCTATTACTTTATCGGTTCCTTTTAGTTCTTTTACATTATCCTCAATTACAAAACCAGCAGTTTCAAATTTTTCTAAAAGTTCTTCACATACCAGTTCTGCATCTTTAGCGGAAATATATGATAATACAACATCCCATACCTCATGTATCAGATGAATCTCCTCTTCAGTCATTTCCATTAGTATCCTCCGTTAATGATGAAGTTGAGTTATTTAGTTCTTCTGGGTCAATTTTATCGGTCCAGGAGGAAAAATCTTTCATAATAATTTCCAATTTTTCATCTGTCCAATTTTTACGAAATTCTTTAATAGGCTCAATGCCTGGTTTACTGTATAATAATTTATTGCCATCTTTAACGACAGCGCCTGCTTTTTCAAACAAGTCAAGTAAACCACTGTATGGATCCATTCCAGTATCGTATGGTATTTTAATTTGTACACTTTCAAATGGTTTTGCAAATCGAGTTTTCATTACTTTACATGCCGCTCGTATTCCTCGTATGTCTGTTATTTTGTTGCCTGCTTCATCTTCTTTAAGTTTTAATTTTTTCATTGCAACCACAATTGACGAAGCATATATAAATCCTTGTCCTCCACTAATTTTATCATCTGGATCAAACATGTCCTGTGAGGCATATGTATGATTACAAGCAACAATTCCTACAGGATTACCTGCAATTAAGTTAACGGAATTTCGTACTAATGAGGTAAGTGCCTTGGGTTTACGACCCATGTCGCCCTTCATATCTCCTTTTTCAAATTGATCTTTATCGGTTGGTGTAAGTAACATACCTAACGAGTCAATAACAAATAATATTTTTTGTCGTTCTTCGTAAGGTGCATCTGCATATTGTTCTTTATAACCTTTCATAAATTCACTTATAAATTTAGCAACTTCGTCAACCATAGACACGCCAAATCGCATAAGTTTATCTTCTGAAATGTCTACGCCTAATGCCGATAACCAATCTGAATCGAGTGCATTTTCAGAGTCAAGTATAATAGGAAGGATGCCTTGCTGTTGGGCATGACGCACTAAATTGCCGCTGGCAATGTAACTTTTACCACTACCGCTTTCACCAGCAAAGCATGTAACTCTTCCTAAAGGTACACCTTTTTGAAAATCACCCGAAATAAGAAAATTTAGAGCATAATTTCCGGTACTAATCCAATCTACTGTGTCACTAAAACCGACTGCCAATCCTGGCACGGCTTTTGTAATGGATTTTCTAAATTTTGATACATCAAATGGTCTAGTCATAATTATTCCATAGAAATGGGGGAATAGGTATTCCCCCTTTTAATTTTAAAAATTAAGCCTGGGCTTTTCGATCACGAATTAATTTAAGAATTTGTGCCGCCGAAGGTTTTGTATTACTTTTTTCTTCAGTGGTTGTTTCTTCTTTCGGAACTTCAGCCTCCGCAGGTTTATCTGAAACTACAGTAGGTTTTGTAACAACTGGCGGTGTAATAGAAGTCACTGCCGCTTGCGTACCACCTTCTGTTCTTGACATTCCTGGAGGTGTATAAAATGCTCCCCATCTGTCAGGATCATAAAGTTCACCTGCAACTGATGCTTCAAACATCTCAAAAATAACACTTACTTCGTCATTGTTAGGACGTTTTGGCATAAAATCATTTAAAGTAAATAGCCCGTTTGTTTCAATAGCATCACGTTCTACTTGATCTAATGCTCGTTCCTTACGTGACCAATTCGAAGTTGAATAGTCAGCATATTGACCTTGTTGTGTTTTAGTAAGTTTGAAGTCTGTTCCTCTTTCATAATCGGTTGGAATTTCCGGAAAGTCCGGATCCATTAATGCCGCAGATATAATTTTAAAAATAGATGGATTAATTATAAATCTGCGAATTGGGTTTTCAGGAATACTATCCTCTTGTAGTGTTCCATCTACTACAAATCCCTGAAAAATATATGAACGTTTTTTCCAGTATTTTCTGGCTTCGTTTTCCAAATTTGGATCTTTAAACCAAGGTCGAATTTCTGCATGAACTGGACATGCATCTCCCCACATCTCTACGCAAGGAACTTGGACAGTAACATTACGTCCTTCGTCTTGTCCTTTAACACCCGGGAATGCTAAACGAATCATTTGTCGTTCTTTCCAGAAGAATGTATTTTCTTCGTCGCTGTCGGGTAAAAATCTTAATGTTGAGGTTGTTCCTTCCGAGATATTCCAAAATGCATAAATTGCATTATCGGAAACAAATCCGGATGATTTGCGGGTCTCTTGTTCTAAGAGTTTTGCTCGTATTTCTGCTAGTGTAGCCATATTATTTCTCCTTTATTAGCCTATGTTGTGCCTAAATTACTATTCTTTTATTAGCCTAGTGATTACACATTCATGTAATCTATTATACAGTACTATTTATCAAAAGTCAAGTCTTTTTTTAAATTAACTACGTTTTTTTCTTTTTCCAGTATGACCTTCAACTATTTTAAATGGTGCCTGAATAGGCATTCTAGTTGTGGTTACTTTTTCTTTTTTTTTACAGATTCGGAAATTATGTCTGCATATTTACGCATTTGCTTTGGATCCCACGAACTTTCTTTTTTAACTTTTTTAGATTTACTATGATTAGGATGATGTGATTCTTTCACAATCTTTAATTCTTCGACAGATACGTTTTTCTTAATACCTGAACCAAATTTAACATCATAATGGGTAACTTTATACTCGCCCTTGCCAGTTTCAATCAATGAATGTTGGGCAGGAATACATCGGCCTTTTCCGAATTCTTTGTGTTCAACATGGGTTGCACAACTATGTGATTTACCTTCGCCATAGTAACCATAATCTTCATCTGTGCCGCGCCGCAGAGTCAAAGTCTCCTTATGACCAAATTCACGACCATATTCTTGTTCCAAATATTCGGTAATCCATTCGTCAGGATCTCCATCTCGAGCTTTTGCAACACCATATGGCATCTCGCCTCTACCTGCACCAGTAACAAAATATTCATATAATTCATCATAAAACTTATCATGATCATATAAGAAAGAATTTCCTGTCAATACTGATTCAAGTTCGGTTGGGTATCTTTCTACAATTGAATCTAAAGTTGCATCAGTTTCTTCTTTTATCTGATCTGGATGATGATCGGGCCGGGCTGGTTCTGATGATGGTTGTTGTTGTTGTGACGCAATGCGGGTTTTTTGCCTTGCTAGTTTCCATGCCGCGATTTGTTTTTTAGTTTTCGGTCCTGATGAACTAAATTGTTTCCAATTCATGTCTTCATCTTTTGCTAATGTCATATTGCGCCATTCTGAATCATCTGGTCCTGTGACAGTAGTTGTCCATACGTTTGGTCTTTTATCTAATTCTGTAATTTTCATGCGCTCATCCCCGCTAGATATTGCATCCGTTGAATTATATCGTTTTCTTTTAATTTGTGTTTTGTTTCATCTGCCTCTGCTGAATTAGTCACTATAGGCATATCCTCTGGATAATTTGTTCGACCTATCCGTCCTTTCCCTGGGGATGGCCCTTTCCCTGGGGGCGGCCCTTTCCCTGGGGATGGCCTTTTCACTGGGGATGGCATTTTCTTGGGCTTTTTTATAGCCGGCCTCCCTTTCCCTAGGGATGGCCTTTTCACAGGCTCAGGCCTTGGGGATGGCCTTTTCACAGGCTCAGGCCGCAGTTTGCCTTCTTCTACTTGTTCTTCGTCTTTAGATTTGTCTTCTTCTTTATCTTTTTTAGCATCAATATGTGCTTGTAATGCTGGAGGCAGTTT